ACTAGAACGATCTTTTTTTGAAGACTATGGTTGTATTATAGGTGATGAAGCACATTTATTCAAGTCTAAGTCATTGATTAATATCATGACAAAATTACATCATGCAAAGTATAGATTTGGATTTACTGGAACTTTAGACGGCACACAGACTCATAAATGGGTTTTAGAAGGACTTTTTGGACCTTCATATAAAATCATTAGAACTGAAGAGTTAATGAGACAAGGACATCTTTCTCAACTTGATATTCGGTGTCTTGTTCTTAAACATTCACCACAAAAATTTGAAACTTATGAAGATGAGATACAGTATTTAATTGGGCATGAGCAAAGAAATAAATTTATTACAAATCTTACTTTAGATCTTAAAGGAAATACACTTGTTCTTTTTAGTAGAGTCGAAGCACATGGAGCCGTACTCTATGATCAGATAAATAATCACAAGGGTGATGACCGTAAGGTATTTTTTGTACATGGTGGTGTAGATGCTGAAGAAAGAGAATTAGTTAGAGAAATTACAGAAAGAGAAAATAATGCAATTATTGTTGCTTCTTACGGAACATTCTCTACAGGCATTAATATTAAAAATCTTCACAATGTAATATTTGCCTCTCCATCCAAGTCTCGTATTAGAAATTTGCAGAGTATTGGTAGAGTCCTCCGAAAAGGCAAAAACAAAACAAAAGCAACTCTTTATGACATTGCTGATGATTGTACTTATAACTCAAGAAAAAATTATACTCTAAATCATTTTATTGAAAGAATTAAAATATACAATGAAGAGAGTTTTAATTATGAAATAATCACTATACAACTAAAGAAAAATGATGGAAGATGATTTTTATGCAACAATAAAATTTAAAAATGGAGAAGAAATATTTTGTAAAGTTTCTCCATGTGAAGAAGAAGAGAAGACAATTCTTCTTGTATCAAATCCAATTATGATAGAAGAAGTTAAAGGTAAATCTGGTGTTTTGGGATATAAATTAGAACCTTGGCTTAAAACAACTACCGAAGATATGTTCATTGTCAATTTAAATGATGTCCTTACAATGTCAGAATCTTCAGATGTAGAAATGATCATGATATATCAAAATTACATAAGAAATATGCATCATAATAATAAAAGTTCAAATAATTATAAAATTTCCAAAGAAATGGGTTATATTTCTTCAGTGAATGATGCAAAAGATATTTTAGAGAAACTCTATAAATTTAAGTAAAGCCTATAACTTCTCTTCAACCCTAACAAAGGTATTCTAGTGTCATTTTGAGTCCTTGTCAACTATTTGTAAAACTGTTATAATATCTACATACTAAAGAAGATAAACTTATGATTGCTGCAAATACAATGGGCAAAAGAAAAAGATCAGAACATTATGTAAACAATAAAGAATTTCTTGCAGCTTTAATTGATTATCGAAATGATGTTGAGAGAACCTTTATTAAAAAATACGGGAGAGAACCAACCAAAGAGGATAGAGGAAAAAGGTGGGATACAAAACCTCCTATTCCAAAATATATTGGTGAATGTTTTTTAAAGATTGCAAACCATCTCTCGTATAAGCCAAACTTTGTCAACTATATGTTTAAGGATGATATGATTTGTGATGGTATTGAAAATTGTGTTCGCTACATTCACAATTTCAATCCAGAAAAATCGCAAAATCCTTTTGCGTATTTCACACAAATTATTCATTATGCATTTTTGCGTAGGATTTCTCAAGAGAAGAAACAATTGGAAATCAAAAATAAAATTCTTGAAAAATCTGGATTTGACGAGGTTTTCGAAGGAAGTGAACTTGACGGATCTAGTTATAGCGACTATAATAGCATCAAAGATGCAGTGCATTCCAAACTTCGTTATTGATGAAAGTCGCAATCATTACTGACACTCATTATGGTGCTCGTAAAAACTCCAAACTTTTTCATGATTATTTTTTAAAGTTTTATGAGGAAATCTTTTTTCCAACTTTAGATAAAGAAGGTATCTCTACCATTGTACATATGGGAGATGCTTTTGATAATCGCACAGGAATTAATTTCGGAGCACTTTCTTGGGCAAAAGATAATATCTTTGATCCTATTAAAGAAAAAGGTATTAAATTACATTTGATTGTTGGTAATCACGATTCTTACTATAAGAATACAAATGATATTAATGCGGTAGATTTGCTTCTCCGCGAATATGATAATATCTCAATATATTCTGAACCAACAGAGGTTTTGTTGGATAAACTTAAAGTACTTTTTATACCCTGGATTAATCAAGATAATGAGAAAAAAACTTTCAAACTGGTTGAAAATACAACTTGCAAGTGTGCGATGGGGCACCTTGAACTCTGCGGATTTGCAGCTCATAGAGGACACACCATGGAAAATGGTATGGAGAGCAAATTATTTGAGAAGTTCGATAGGGTCTACTCGGGACACTATCACACTAGATCGGATAATGGAAAAATCTTCTATCTAGGAAATCCTTATGAAATGTTCTGGAATGATGTCAAGGATACCAGAGGATTTCATATTTTTGATACAGAAACATTAGAGCACACTCCAATCAATAATCCTTTTAGAATGTTCTATAACATTTACTATGAGGATACGAATCATCAAACCTTTGACACTAGAGAGTACGAAAATAAAATTGTAAAAGTTATTGTTCGTAAAAAGTCTAATGCAAAAAAATTTGAAAAATTTATTGATAAACTTTATACATCAAATGTATCTGACTTAAAAATAGTAGAAAACTTTCAAACTATCGATCCAGAAAATTTTGAAATTGTAGATTCAGAAGATACTCTTTCTATTTTAAATAGATATATTGAAGAAGCTGAGATTGATTTAGATAAATCAACCATTCAGAATCTCATTCAAGAAGTATATAAAGAAGCTTGCGAGTTGGTTTGAATGTTCATTATTACAATAGAGGGAAAAGAAAAAGAGGGAGCATATAGCGCAACCAATGAAGACGGAGAAAAAATTCTTTATCTGTTTGAAGATGAAGATGATGCCATGAGATTTGCTATGATGCTAGAGGAAGATGGATATCCCGAAATGCATGTAATAGAAGTTGATGATGAAATGATGATAAAAATATGTGAACTGCATGATCACAGTTATGCAGTTATTACTTCAAATGACATTGTAGTTCCTCCAAAACATAATGATTTTATTTAAAAAAATTTCTTGGAAAAATTTTCTTAGCACTGGAAACCAGGAAACTGAATTTTCTTTAACTGAATACTCTAGTAATTTGATCGTTGGAACAAATGGTGCGGGAAAAAGTACGATTCTAGACGCACTTACTTTTTCTTTGTTTGGAAAACCATTTCGTAAGATCAATAAACCACAACTCATTAATTCTGTAAACGAAAAAGATTGTGTAACTACTATTGAATTTTCTGTTAATTCCGTGAACTGGAAAGTAGTTCGTGGTATTAAACCAAATATTTTTGAAATATATCGTGATGGAAATTTTTTAGATCAGTCAGCCTCTGCCATTGATCAGCAAAAATGGTTTGAACAAAATGTTCTCAAGATGAACTATAAGTCTTTTACTCAGATTGTAATTCTGGGTAGCAGTACTTTTGTTCCTTTTATGCAACTATCAGCAGCAAATCGTAGAGAAGTAATTGAAGATCTACTTGATATTCGTATCTTTTCTACAATGAATACGATTATTAAGGAAAAAATTAGAACAGTAAAAGATGATATTAAAGTTCTTAACCTCAAGAAAGAATCACTGATCGATAAAGTTTCTATGCAAGAAAACTTTATCGAGGAGTTGGAAAATCGTGGTAAAGAAAATATTAAATTAAAAGAGAATAGCATCCAAGAACTTCTAAATGAAGAAAATAATGCTATGAATAAAAATATTGAGATTTCTAATAAAGTTAATTTATTAGAAAAACAACTAGATGATCATGTTGGAGCTACAGAAAAACTTCGTAAACTTGGAAACCTTAAAGGAAAAATTTCTAATAAAGTTGCAACTATTACTAAGGAACATAAGTTCTTCACTGAAAATACGGTATGCCCAACCTGTACACAGTCTATTGATGAGGATTTCAGGATAAATAAAATTAACGACGCTCAATCTAAAGCAAAAGAGTTGCAATCTGGTTATAAAGAACTAGAGGAGGCAATTAAAG